TGTCCGGGCTTGTCAGGGTCAAGGTAGCCAGTCAAGGTCAATTCGCCACTGTCCTTGAACCCTTGCAAAAACTCCCGATAACCACTCGCTGAATCAAGACAGGTCGCGTCCAGTTCTTCGGAGTCAGGGCTGATTTCACCCACCGAAGTCAACGAGCCGATGACCTTGGTGTCAATGTCGGGGGAATTATATGCCGGGGCGTAAGTGATGCTCGTCCCCAGCGCTCTCATTTTAGGCATTTACTCACCCCCAATCAGGTGGTGGCTGTCACGGCACCGCTGATGCGCAGGGTCGCGCCAAAGCCAACGATACCGTCAACATCAGCTGCGCCAAGCGTGAACGACTTGACATAGGCGTTGAAGGTCGCGCCGCCATTCGAGTTGGGGAAAACGATAGCCACCGCTTTCACATTTCCCGTGCCGTAGCCAGTAATCAACTCCTTTTGACCTGCATCGGCCTTGTCAAAGTATCCGCTCAGCGTAACCTCGCCGCTGTCCTTAAACCCCTGCAGAAATTCCCTGTAGCCGCCTGTGCTGTCCAGCGTGGTCGCGTCCAGTTCCTCAGAATCGGGCGTAATTTCGCCGATGCTCGTCAGCGAACCGATGGTCTTCGAATTAAAAGTGATGGTAGTACCAAGCGCCCTGGTTTTAGCCATGATTTTTTACTCCTCTATTGATAGATTTTTTGTTCATCGAGCCGAATCAAGGCCCGGTACCGCATGTTTTTGTGATGCACCCGCGTGTCCTGCTCATACAGGTCATAGGAGAATGTCCGTTTAAGCCGCAACGCCGCAAGTGCCGTGTCCACCGCTGATGCCATGGTTGCCGTTGCTTCGGGTGTCATTGCCCAGATGTCGATGGTGTACTCCACTTCGGTCACAAACTCGTTTCCGCCCGCTTGCCCGTACTCGCGGTTATTTGACTCGTACCAAGTCACGCAAGGCACATTCATTTCGCCTTGAGGGTACATGTATAAAACGTTGTAACCCGTGCCTGACAGGGCGGCATAGACTTCTGTCTGCAATGATTCCATCATTTCGCCGCCTTTCTGATTGCCTTTTGCAGTTCTCTTTTGGCAAGATACTCAAAGGTCGATTTGTTAGCGTTCAGCGCGGGCATCATGTACGGGTGCGCCGCCATTTTGACCGTTCCCATTTCTTGGTATAAGGCATAAGGGTTGTTAGTGAACACTGTAGCCTCCACCGATGTTGCAGTGAAATCAATGTCGCTTGATATAGATGCCTTTAGCGCCCCTGTGTCAACAGCGACAAACGCCCGTGCGTCTGCCTGTGCAATAATTCCAGTCGTTGCAACGGCTTCGCCCAATGCGTCCAGTACATTCCCGCCCATTGCGTTGAGTTTAGCCATCAGACTGTCCAACCCTTTGATTTCAACAGCCATATCATGCCCTCATTTCAATGGTCAGGCTTGTCAGTTCCTGCCACTTTGACACGCTCACGATGAGCCAGGGCGGGTCTGTCGTTGCCTCGTCACCAAGCCAAATCCCGTCACCAATCGCGTATGAGCCATTGGGCAGGATGCACAGCCGCATTCGGTCTGCGCGTTCGCCGTACTCTGCCCGCATTTGTGACGATTGCAAGGGCTGGACATCGCCGTATACCTCAGCGGGCTTGCCTGTCCATGTGACAATCACGCTCCCCATGCTCCCTGTCGAGAGCGTGGGCGCAAGGTGCTTAATCAGCGTTTCACGCCGTTTCAGGTGTCGCATTGACATTCACCACCCTTGCCAGCGTATATGCCCTTAAAAGGGCTTGCAGGGCGGGAGGAAGGGCATCATAGGTGACGGACACGCCGCCCTCGCTATGACTGCTCTCGCCCTCCGCGCCTCGCTTGCCCCATGCGCCAACGGCAATGTCAACCTGTGCGCCTTCAAGGGCTGTCGGTACTGATGCCTGTCCAGTTACGCCAAGGATGAAATATTCTGCGTCCTTGATGTACTGCCCGATCAATGCGTCCTGCGTTGCGCCAGTTATGCCCGTCCGCGCCTTAAACAACACAAGTTTTTCATTGTCCGTCATGCGTTACTCCTTATTCGGCGCCCTTCGACAATATCTGGGCATTGCCGGCGGCGAAGATAAACCCGGTCGCTTTTTTCGCTTCAACAACGGTCACAAATTCACCGGTTGTCAGTGCAACGCCAGCCGCCGCGCCGGAGGTCATCAGCGTCCATGTGCTGTCAATCTTGTCGCCGTACAGCGGAGCAGGAGCGACAGCAGCCGCTTTGTAGTAGTACCCATTGGTATCGCCGCCCTTGCCGCCCGCCGTGACGGTCAAAACGGTGTTGCCGACAGTGGTGCCATGCGCCACAGAGGTCACAGTCAGCGCGGTCAGGTATTTCGTGCTGATTGCATTTTCGATGTCACGAATCACATCGTACTTGCCATCTCCGGGAGTGAGCGCCACGCCAAGGTACAGGCTAATCTCGTCCAGCACAGCCCTCGGCAGTTTGTCCAGCGCGGTCAGTTCGTGCTTGTTGTAGTCGATGTCGCATCCAGCGGCGGTGAAAAGAGCGATGGCGTGAGCCGCGTCCTCATCGACAGCGGCAGCGCCATTGAAGAAGTCAACATGTCCCGCAAGGGTGCTGACATCCTCTTTAGGTGCAAAAATTCTGGGCATTGTTTCTCTCCTTACGCGATGTCGATGTTGCGGAGAACAGCGGCGCTCTGAGTAGAGGTGTAAGCCAAGCCAGCAATCATCTCGACCGCGCCCGTCTTGACAGCGGAAGCGTCCTGCATGTTCGGCAGATACACATCAGCCAGTTTGCCGCCCGCAAGCGATACGCCGTGTACGCCGTCCATACCAAGCCGCACAGCGTAAATGCTCGTGATGCCAGCGCCCGTGGTGGCGATGATGGGATTTGCGTTGCCGGGGCGATTGCCGAGTGCCATGACAAGGCTGTCGCCCCACACGCTGACATTGCGGCCGTAGTTCTCCTTGCTTGCAAGGTTGATGCCGGCCCTGTCCATGACGGACTGGAACTTGGCGTACATCGCCTGATTCATCAGGTATACAGTCGGAGCGCCGTCCATGACAGCCTCCAAAGCCCTCAACTGGTCAAGGAATTCCTGCCAGTTGGCGGTGATGTTCCCGGAAGTGGCAAGCGCGATGGGCGCGACAGGGAAGATTTCCTGTGCGCTGTTAGCCAGCAGAACATCCAGCCCGTCAAACTCCCAAGAGTTCGGGATGACAGGAGCCGCCTGATTGCCGTTGATGAACATGTTATGGAACTGCGCGATGGTAGCCTTGACTTTCTGCTCGACCTGGAACTGCACATGGTCAGCGACCTCGTGCTCACCAAGAATGAGCGCCCTGTCCAGTTGGAAAGAGCCGCCGAAGATTGCAAGGCGCGAAGGAATGGCGGTAGTTACGGCTTCGGATGGCTGATAATCGGCGTTCAGCACGCGGCTGGCAGCGGCGGGGAAGGTGGTCACCCGATTGTAGACATAATCAAGGCTGTTGCCGCCTGCGGGCTTGACAGTATTGTCGAAGGGCAGCGCGTCAATCAGCGCTGAAGTTCTGAACTGGTCGATTACTTTCTTGGTAAGTTTCGGCTGGCTCAACTGCTGAGCCTGTGCAAAAGTAATAGGCATTGTTTATTCTCCTTTATTTTCCGTACATAGATTTAATGATTTCGTCCGCAATACTATCGCCATGCGGGGCGGGCTGGCTGACTTTGGGCGCGTTGCCCTTCAGCCGTTCGGTCACGCCCTTTTCAACGGCCGCGCGGAACACCTTCTCAACAGCGACAAGCGCCGCATTGGTGGTGTCCGCGTCCGTGTAGGGCAGCACCTCGGCGAGTTCGACAGGCAAGCCCTTGTCGCTCAACTGCGATTTGGCTTCTGCCCTCAACTCACGCTTGGTGATTTCCGCTTCACGCTCTGCCAGTTTCTTTTGCAATTCCTGGCGCTCATGCTCCGCGCGTTCATCTGCCGACATTTTCGCCAGTTTCTGCGCCTCGGTGACGGCCTTGTCAATCCGCGCCTGTGCGTCCTTGCGTTCGCGCTCAAGCCGCTTGTCGATAATTGCGTTGAGTTCGTCCTGCGTGAAGGTCTTTGCAGGTGGCGTAGCCTGCTCCTTAACCGCCGTGGTTTCTTCGGCTGCTGCCGTGGTTTCGATTGCCGTGGTTTCTTGAATTTCTGACATTGTGTTTCCCTTTCCGTTTATCGCTCGTCAGCGCATCCTTGTTCTTTAAGCCCTGCAAGTAAAGGGCATACAAAAAGCACCCGAAGGCGCTTAGTGCTTCGTTAGGCCGTTGGTTACTTGATTGCCATGATTCCTCCTGTTTATTGTCACTTGTGTTGTTTCATCCACTCGGAAACGTTTGGAGGCGCGCCGTCTTTCTGCCATTTAGCCCAAAGCGAAAAGTTCATATCGCGCGGCACATACACGCTCTTGCCGTTGGCATCCCGCGCCGCCCTTGTCAAGCCCTCGCGGGTCAAGCCGTCAATCACGGGTGCCACAGAACTTCTGCAATGCGGGTGCGCTGGCGGGTAGTTAACGCCCACCTCCTTCTCCGACATTTCGAAGATTTTGCCGTCCAGCCCGCTGCACTTCTCGCTCGTCCTGCTGTCCAGCGTTGCTATGTACTCGTACTTTTCGATACCGCACTCATCGTAGGCAACTGCCGTGGTTTGTCCTGCTACATACGCCGATTCCGTCCGTATCAGCCTGTTGGCCGCGTATTTACTGTACTGCGCCTCGGTCTTGAACTTGCTCTTGACTTGATTGCGCCATTTGTTTAGGTCAACCATGCCGCGCAGGTCCTGCATCGTCATGTCTGACAGTTTGCCCATGCCAGATACTTCCATCAGCGCACGGTCGAGGATGCCCGCCATTGCGTCACGATTCTGCCAAACGCTTGTCGAGTAGTGCGTGCCCGCCCACCTGCTTTTGAGAATGGTGTCAAGCGCCCTGCGCGGCACACCCGCCATCTGGAAGCCCGCTGTTGCTTTCTGGATGTCAAACATCGTCCGCGAGTATGCCAGGTCTGCCGTATGCCGTAGATGAGGCTCCAATGCCCTTAATTCGGCTTCTGCGGCTTCGGTAAGCCCAACCCTCGTACTTGCCTTGATCGCGTCTAAACGGCTTATTCTGGCCCTATACGCGTCCGTGCGCAGCATGACCTCAAGCCGCTTACGCTGGCGCGGGTCGCTGATGACCGCTATCCTTGACCTCAGGTCATCCATGACACTTTGAGGCACGCCATCGCGCAGAAAATCATACGCCTCGCGTACGCTCAGCCCCGTCTTGCGTGTGTAGGTCGCCATGATGGTGTCTATGTCCTTGTCCAATTGGCGCATCGTGCGGTCATAGGCTCTTGACACCGCCTCGACCACCTTGTTGTTCGCGCGGTCATACGCCGCCTGACGGAGGGCTGCGCGATGCTCCCAGTAGGCTGTTGCCATTATTCAGCCTCCTCATCCTCCATTGCGGGTATCGGCATTGCCCCAAACGCCGCTGCCTGTGCCGCGATGTTCGCTTGCTTCTCCTGCTCCAGTTCATCAAACGCCCTATTCACGTCCTCAATGAACGGCACCTGCCCCAGCAGTGTCTTCGCTGGCACAAGCCCCGAAAGCATCTGCACCGTCTGCGCGATTTCAAGGTCATTGACAGGCAGGGAGCGTCTGAACATCATTTGCACCGAATCAGCATCAAGCGCGGGTGCGCCCTTTAGACTGAGGAATGATGCAAACAAGCGCAGCCGCCAGCGCAAGCCCTCACGGAACCAGCGCTCCTTGATTTTGGTCAACTGCTCAAGCCCCAGCAGTTTGTATCTCATCGCAACCCCGGAACTGTTCCCAGCGAAGTTCTCATCGCTCAGATCTGGAACATGACTGAACTTGTGGATGTCGCTTTTGATGGCGTCCTTGAGTATTTCCGTGTCGCTCTCGGACATCTGCTTGATAAGGTACTCGGCCTTCGCTTGCGGGTCCGGCAAGGATAGCGTCCCTTCCTGCTTCAACCGCTGTGCCGCCGTGCGCGTGTCGCCTGCCGGTGCGTCAAACCCTACCACGCCCGTCAACACCAACAGGGCATCCGCAAACTGTTCTTTGTCGTTCACCCGGTCTGACTGCAGGACATCATAAGCGTCTATTAGGCTGATAACGCCCTCAAAATCGCCCGTCTGGGATGAGTTGTTCCAATACTCGACCATCGGCACATAAGGAAAATTATGCGCGTAACGGGCCGTTTCAGCGCCTAC